TCCTTTAATGCCTAGTTTTTTAAATTCATTAAATGCTACAGTTAATTTTTCTGCAAGATCACCGCTCGTATCAGCCTTAATATCACGCTCGCTCTTATAGACTTTTGGATTTTTGTTAAAGATACCTTTCTTGGCGACAAAAAATGCTCCATCACTTGGATCAGTTCCAACAAATATTGCTGGAGCGCCGTCAAACTTTGCAGCAACATCATATGACTGTGGACTGTTTCCAGCTAACATGTCTCTCATACTGCGTAATGCAATGATTGCTTCACGAGCGCCCTTTACACCGCCATAGAGCACTTGATCCTCAATATGAACCATATGAAGATTTTTACCTTCCGTACTTGCTTCTGTTATGTATTGTTTAAATGTTTTCATATTAGAATGTTATGATGTCACGATTGCTCGCTGGTTTGTCTGTGACGACTATTCGGCCAGCACTATCACCTCGTGATGGTGATTTGCTGTAGATTTTTGGTGTGCCGTTTGGATATTTCGCGGTTGGATCAAACGTCTGATCTTCGCGGCGACCCCGCAGTCTAAAATACAGGTCATGACTGTCTGCATACTTTTCGGCTGAAGTAAGTTTTCCATTTACTGTCAAGACTCCGTCATTGAATTTTGACTGTACATTCATAGGACCAATATACATATAATCAATTGGGCCTCCCATGGCTAAATTTCCAACTACAAGCAGTTTTTTATCGGCGTCGTTTAGAACGCCATAAGTATCTGGAACTTTTTGATCAGCTTTTAATTTATTTTTAAGGTGTTTTTTATACGCAGAAGCATAGAATCTATAGCCGATTCCAGGTATAATCTCTTCAATACCTCGTAATCCTCCGCCAGCAAGTGAAGGAGCGCTCTCGCCCTTCATAGAAATGTTTACAAATGTTCCATTCTTTAAAAATAACTGAACGTCAGTATACGGTTCTGATCCACTTGATTGGCGACCAGAATATTTTTCTGCATTGACCACGTTTTTTATATAAGAGTCGTCACTTTTAACAGTTATCGATTGCCCACCATTCTTTTTAACTGCAGATTTTACTGCCTTAACAAAGGATGATTCTTGACGCTCAGCTGATATACCAGCTTCTGTAATATATTCTTTAAAGCTTTTCATATCAATAATTCATTGGAAACACGATAAATTTAAATTTTTTGTAATTATTCTAACACTTTTTCCATCAACTGGTGCAATATTAAACGGCGATTTATGTGAAGCTGGAATTGAAAATTGCATTTCAAACGTAAATTGATAATTATTTGATCCCTTATATTGTACTCTAGCTCTGTACGTTGATTTAGCTGCACTTCCAAATCTTGGCAATCCCTTTAACTTTAATGGGTTTTTTGACCCAAGTAAATAAAAACCGTGTGTGCCTACATTTACATAATATGTTTTCTTTGTATTATAATAATTTTCAATTTCAGATGCTTGTATTTCACCTTTAATGTCTGGAAATGTTGCTAAATCGCGTTCATATCTTTCTCTAGGAGTCAATTTTCCAGCTGTCGCTAACCAAATATCATCTTTATCGCGTTTAAATGGAATTTCTTTCCAAGTTTTTTTAATCATAGAAAACAAACCTACTTGTTTTGCTAAATTAGATATAAATATTTTTTCACCATCGTCATCTGAAATTTTTCCAAATTTCCATGGATTGGTTTTATCTAAAATATCATATTTGAGGACAAGAGAACCTGCAGACGCAGCAGTTATCTTTAATTCACAGCCTGTTGTTATTCCCTTATGAACTAAAGCCAAATCCGGTTGATCGCTTCCAGCACCAGCTGGTGTAAATCCTTTAGGAACAATTCCATATTTTTTTAATAGAGTTGCCGTATTTTTTTCATATTCAAACCCCTGTTGTGCTGCCATATCTATCTATTTATACTCTTTCAACAATGAACAGTTTTCAAAAAATGCCATATAGAGTTCAAGTTCGTATTCATCCGCTTCCTTTTCCCACGGAGCAGAGTCATAGTCATATTCTGAACAGTAGACTCCTTTCCATCGGGCACCTTCGTTGTCGCCGCTATAAAGGACAAGCTCTCTTCGAACATACTGCTTAAGATGAACCATTTCATGTGCTAGTATCGTTAACATGAGATGATATGAATCACTTTTATTGAGTCTTACAATATAGTCAATGTCTGGTTCATCGACTCCACATTGACAACAGTCACCATGCACACGTTCAGATTCTGACAAATTATCAATAAGTTGAATTACTATGCGTATCTTTCGAATGCGTGGACACAGTGTTTTTAGATAAAAATATGCAGCATTTTTTATAAGATTGTAAAGGCGGCGGTCACGTCTGGCGCCATGTACCTTGATACTTATCATTCTAAAGCTACTTATAAAAAAACTGGGATCCCTAAAATAGAGGTCTAGCATGATTGAGACTTACGCGGTTTTATAAATATAATTATGTATTATTATCTATATAAAATCACAAATATGACCAATAATAATATCTATATTGGTGTTCATAGCACAGCAGATTTAAATGATGGTTACTTTGGGTCTGGTAAACGTTTAATATATGCTATTAAAAAATACGGAAAGAATATATTTAAAAAAGAAATCCTTGAATTTTTTAATTCTTCAGAAGAAATGTTTGATGCTGAACGCAGAACAGTAAATGAAGAATTTGTCAAAAGATCTGACACATATAATATTAAAGAAGGGGGAAGAGGAAATACTAGTAACGGAAGTAAAGTTTTATGGGAAAATGAGGAATATAGACAAAAAGTTTTAGAAAGATCATTTTCAAAGTTTTGGGATAATCCAGAACATAAAGAAAAATTACGAGAAGTACAAAAAACTGAAAAATACAAGGAAAAATTAAGTGCTGCAACTAAAATTAGTGCAAATAGACCAGATAAAATATTACGTACATCAGAAACATCTAAAGAAAGATGGAAAGACGAATCATATCGTAAAAATATGTCGATCAAGACAGCTAATTTTATGAAAGGAACTAGGTATATTCACAATTTATCTTTAGAACAAAATAAAAAGGTATCAAGCAATGAACTTGATACCTTTTTAAATAAAGGTTGGGTTTTAGGATTAAATCTAAAGTTTAGCAAAAAACTGAAGAAGCAACGTGAAGAGCAGCAAGACTAATTGCAAAAAATCCAAGTAATGGAGTAGCGTAGGACTCGATCATACGAGCAAGGTCACCATCAGATACTTCAACGCCGGCAGCAAGTGCGCCTGCTGCCATATTTAAGCCGCGTGATAGTTTACGAAGGTTAGCACTCTGTTTGCTTTTGCCTTTACGAAGCAAATCAACAACATGCAAACGAGCTTTTTGATCAAGTGAAAGACCGTCTTCAAGCTTCATATCTCCTACAATCTTTTCCATAAAGTCATAGATTTCAACTTCAGTAGGATCGATGTTGATGATAAAAGCACGTGTACGTAGTGCACCATCTGGATCAAGTTTGTCAAGGTTAAGGTTTGAGATAAAGATAATTTTGCCAGTAAATTCAAAGTAACGTGGAATTAATCCTTGATCGATAATTTCGTCATCGCTCATGTCGTCTTCTGGATCAACAACATTTTTACCCATCTTGTTCCAAACGAGCTTGCGAATCTTTTTGGTATCAGTAGCAGCCTTTAACAGGTTACGAGCTTCTTGATCACCGAGTGCGTCGTCACTGTCATCAAAGAAAACAATATCATTTTTGTAACGGAACAACAATGAATAGAGACCAGCAGCACTTGCGGAACCGGTATTTTTAAAATAACCATTGCCATCGCGCAGTCCCATATCAGCAAGTATCTTTTCAGTTGTATGAGTTTTACCAACTCCACCCTTACCAGAAACAAAGAGTGCATTTGATGCGCCGCTAACAGTAAGTTTAACTAGGTTTTCAAGATCTTTTAGCTGAGCTTCAAATGATAGGCGCTCACGATCTGCTTCAATTTGTTCTACTTCCGGAGAATAACTGTATTTTTCTTTGGCTGCACCTTTAGAAACGACACCGGCTACGACTCCAATACGAGCCATAATCTTTCCCTTTTCAGCTTTGATCTGCTTTAGGTCTTTTGCCTTGCCAACCCAGACATACTTGATGCCTTGCTTTTCAATATAGTTTGGATATGCTGCCGAAAGAGCGTCAAAAATCTTGACTCCAGGAATGCCGTACATGCTGTAAATCTTACTTTTTACAAAGTTTGGGTCAACAAGATAGTCAGCAATCTCATCAAAAATAGCTTCAAAGTCATGACTGCTACGTGCTTCATTTAGCACTCCTTCATAGAGTGGCACCTCGTCAGGCATAGACATAATCTTGCCAAGTTCAACAGTGCCTGCAATTATAATATCAGCAACAATTGGCAATGTCTTTACAAGAGAGACACTCTGATCAAATTCAATATGAAATGGAGTTGGGCTCTTACCATTCCAGTAATCAATAGATGTTAAGTTATTTAGACCAGCGAGCGAGCTTTGCACCCAATTGAAACGAATACTTTGGTTGCGCTTTGTAGTATAGAGACGTAGTCCAAAACCAGTGCCATTAGAATTCTTGTATTTTTCTAATCCAGGATATTTAAAAAATGTAGTACCAGTCTTTTTCTTAAGGTAGCGTTGAATGATGAATGCTGCTTTTTCTACAGATGATGTAGAGAGCGCCTCTGTTAGGTAACGTTTAAATTCGGTTAGTTTTGACATATAAGCTATTTATAATAATATTTGTATTATTTATAAAATTACACCTTTATGTCACTATAATCTCTATTTTTTCGTTGACTATTAAATGGAGTGCTTACTACTGGAGAACTATCACCATCATTGGTAATATTTGCCATAGGATCTGAAATATCATATAGTCTCATCTTGGAAAGATCAATTCCAATAGTAAATCGTTTATTGCTTGTTGGATCATTATAACGATTCTTGAGTTGCTTAACCATAATCTGATTCATTTTGTCAAGTTGTTCAGTTCGAATAAATGCAAGCATCAAATCGGCCGTTGCGGGAAGTCCAAACGATTCTGAGGTGTCAGTAATTTCTACATCTGAATTATTAAATCCTCCGCGAGTGACCTGAGTGGCACTCCAGATTGGAACATTAAACTCTACAGCAAGACCGCGAAGCTCCTCAGCAATACTCTTGATAAAACTATAGGTGTTGATGCTACCACTTAATCCTTTAACACGTGAAGATGCACAAATATTAAGATAATCTACATATATGATATCGGGTTCAAACTTCTTTTTAAGTTTTAATTCGAGCAGCAGTGCTCTAAAGTGACCAACATGTGCCGCTGCAGTTGGATATTCCTTCACAATAAGTTTTCCATGAGTGCGTTTAGAGATGTCCTCTACACGAGAATGAAATTCGCGTTGAGACAGGTCTTTGATTTTATCAATTCGTATATCAAGCAAATTAGCATCAATACGTTCTGCAATACGCTCTTCTGCCATTTCAAGAGTAATATACAAGACATTTCGCCCTTGGGCAAGAGCAGCAGCAGCCATGTGACACATGCCTAAACTCTTGCCACAACCAGTGTTATGAGAAGAAACTCCATCGGTATAATAACGATGATTTTCATGATCAACAGTAATATCTACAATCGGTATTTGATTTCCTGTTTTTGTAACTATACCAATTTGATAACCGTCCTCAGTTAAATATTTTTGTTTTTTATGAACTAAATCTTTAGCATATTTCCAACCATCAATGGTTTCAAATAAATGATTTTCATTAACTCTAATAATTTTGCCGCTATTAAGCAATAAAACATATTCATCCCACATTCCTTTATCAATAAATGCTGACACAGGAACATATCCATCTGGAGAATGCACTTCTATTGAATAACCTTCGTTTAAAAGTGTTTCGATTTCTTTAATTGCAATAACTTTTTCTGTCATAAAATGTAAGTTTTTATAAATATAATATTAGCCGGAACAGTATATAGTCTTATGAAATTTTACTCTCAAATTTATTATAAACTTTGTAATGAAAATGTAAATAATAAAATTCATTATTGTAAAGGATCAAATATACATAAACATCATATTATTCCGCGTCATGCTGGTGGAGGAGAAGACGAAAGCAATTTTACTTATCTTAGCATTAGACAACATATAATTGCTCATTTTTTGTTGTGGAAAATGCATAGAATGGTTAATGATTTGCGATCAATGCAGATGTTAGGAGCAAAGTTAACGTATGAACAAAGGAGTATTGTTGGTAAATGGTGCTATGAAAATAAAATAGGAATGTTTTCATTTAGTAAAGAGAAAAAGGCAGAAATTTCACGCCGAAATGGTAAAATGTCAAAAGAAAAAGAAACTGGTATTCATAATCCGGAAAATTTTTCAAAATTTGCTTCACTTGGAGGAAAGGCTTCGATAATTTCGCCTAATAACCCATGGACATATTGGGCTACTCCTGAAGGTAGATCAACACGAGCAAAGTTGGGTGGAAAATCACATCTCGGAAAATTATGGATCCACAAAGATGATGTCATAACACGTTGTCTGTATAACGAAATTAACGAAAAGATGGATAATGGATGGAAATATGGAATGAAAGATGGCGGAAGGGAATATGTAAACAACGGAGAAAAAACATTTCGAGTTGAGTCCGATAAAATATTTGACTTATTATTGCGAGGTTGGAAATTGGGAAAAGCGTCTAATTATAAACCAGATCGTAAACGTTCTAAGCATGAACTTTCTTATGCAGCTTTACTCGAACTTGAGTGTCAGGATGAACACAGCCGGCGAGAATAATGTTTAGCGTCTTACGTGGAATGCCTCCGCCAGTAATTGTATTAAACATATCCAAGTCAAAGGGAATTTTATCTTCTGTCTTGTGATAAAACTCATAGCGACCATCTACGTTTTCAAGATAATCATGCCCAACGTTTGTATCAAATGTTACGCTTAGCGCCTTACTAAGTATACTTGGAATTGCTCCTTCTGCTTTGTCAGGAGACTTGCCATCAATAATAGAAACTGCTTCAATAATAGCAAGATGAACTGCTCGATCTTTACACCACTTTTCAGTTTGAACAAGTAACCATTCATGCTCAACTGAAAAATTTTCATTTAACGTTGAGATTGATTGTGCAATTGCGCCTGCGTCTGTACGACGAGTATGTTCGGACTGTTGAAATTCAATTGCTAACGATGATGAATTTGGGAGTTTATTATACTTTGTTATAAACTGCAATATAAGACCATATATCGCCTTATGATGTCCTTCAAAATATTCTGGTTTTAGGTGTGGTAGGGTTTTACGACAAAATGCTTCGTTATTGACTAGATTTTTAATTATGATGTCTTGAAGATTATTCTCCATGGTTTCCTATTTTATATTCTTGGTTTGAAAGTATATCAGATAATACGTCTCCGATATAGTTTTTAAAATCTGCATCAGAATGCAATGTTTCTTTATCGCATCCAGTTGGAGTAGACATTATATTATATGCATACGATAATGTACACATTTCTTTTTCTTTGTCTTCATTTATTTTTATATTTGCATACTTATAGATGGTATCTACATACGGCCCACTAACAAGTCGTATTGCATACACTTTGTTATTTGTAGGGTCATCTACAAATATATAGTCAGATATTTCGCTCGGCATAAATTTTAATCGCAAGAATTTCCATACTTTTGTGGAAGCCAGACATATGATGAAATTACATACTTTGGGTTAGAGATTGGAGTTGCACCCTTATGTGGATACATATAATAGGGTGGAAAACAGAGCACATTACCAGCTTCAGGTTTTATTGCAATTTCTGTGCCAATATCAAATAACGTTTCACCCCCTTCTGCAACGTCGTTAAGATACCAAAACATTACAACTGCACGTTTACTTGATGGAACATCACAATGATCAGTGTGCCAATCAAAGAGCCCAGTTCCAGGCTCATAACGTTTTATTCGTGGCGCCTCAAAATCTTGTAGAGGTTCATAACACGGTAAACGATCCTTTAAAATATTACACGTTTTTTCAAGATAGTGTTTATTGACTGCTCTCATCAACGTCATCATTGGAACCCTAAACTCTTCAAATCCAGGATGATCAAGCATGTTAATCTCTTCAAAATCAAGGATTTTATTTTTACGATGTACCTTTAAAGGATCATTTTTTGATATTGAATCATATCTCGCAATCAATGCCGCGCACATATCAAGTGGCATCGCGCCTTTTAATAGAAGTATATAGTCCGCCAAAGTCTTCATATCAGACTTCTTCGTCTTCTACAATTGGGTCTGAATCGCCATCAATCATGTCTCGCAGACCAATTGTATACTTTTGTTTGATATGTGAGGCAAATGTTGTCTTTGTAAAGATAGTCTCCCAAAATTCTTTTGTCAGCGTTTGTGCTGCGCGAAGGTTTCCTGTAAGTTCAGTTTTTGTCGCTGGATCGTATGCAGTATACCAGCCATT